GAAGTATCCATGAAGTTCTACCGCAAGCTCGTGGAGAGCGGGCACGTAGACGCGCACCCGGAGGACGAGAAGTACAAGAAGGCCGCGAAGCCTAAGAAGGCCGCAGCTGTAGTAGATACGGAACCCGAAAACACCTAATACCATGCCCCAAACTACCGGCATCCTGAATGCCTCGAGCATTCGCTTCTTCACCGGCACCACCGACGGCACCCACGTTGTTGTCGCTAACGTGACCGAGTGCAGCATCTCCATGTCTACGGACGTGCGGGATATCACTACTAAGACCTCCGCAGGTTGGAAGGAAATCCTGCCGGCGCTGAAGTCCGCATCTGTCAACGTCAGCGGCTACTTCGCCGAGGACGCCACGAACGGCTTTAACACGCTGGTCGGTTACCAAATCGCAGGCACGAAGGTCTTCGCTACTTTCAGCAACGTAGGTTCCGGATCTACGCCAAACATCGGAGACAAAGAATTCGACATTGCAGGCTATATCACGAGCATCGAGCAGACCGCAGGCTTTGAGGATAACGTGACCTGGTCGCTGACGATGGACTTGACGGGCGCAGTGGTACATGAGACCATCGCATGACCGTAACCATCGGCACTGAGACCTTTCAGCTGCGCGCCTCTTTAGGGGCGTGGCGGAAGTTTGAACGGAACACCGGCATCCGCATCGCGGCCATCGACCAGAACGACGTTACCGTCATCGCTGAGCTTCTGTACTACTTTGCCGAGGCAGGAGCCAAGGCAGAAGGCGCAGAGTTCGACTACGACGTGGACAGCTTCCTCGACCTGTGCGAGGTCAGCGAGTTGCCTAAGCTGAGCGAAGCGGTCAGCACCCTGCTCGGCGGAGACGCCCAAAAAAAAAGCGGGGCAAAGGCAAGCCGGTAAACTGGGATGAGATTGAGGCGATGGGGTTGGGCCAGCTTGGCCTGACCCCGTCGGCGCTTTACGGCCTCACCTTCGACGAGTTCAACAACGCCCTGACGGGCATGTACGAGCTGATGGAGCAGCGCGAGCAGAGGGAGTGGGAGCGCACGAGGTGGATGGCTACCATGCTGCTGAACCCACACACCAAGAAGCGCCTGTCACCCACCGACCTCATCGAGTTCCCCTGGGAGAAGAAGTCCAAACCTGCTGCGGATGGCATGGCTATCTTGCGGCAAATAGCACGAAAGAATGGCTAAGCTCGGCGACCTTATAGTCCGCGTAGGTGCGGACACCCGGGAGTTCAACCGCGAGCTGGGCAAGATCCAGCGGAAGATACGGGAGACCTCCGACAACATTATGGACATGGGGAAGGCCATGTCGATGGGCGTGACGTTACCCATTGCCGGGTTGGGCGCTGCAGCTGTCAAGGCTGCCGCCGACCTGGAGACCATGGAGACGCAGTTTATCTCGCTCACAGGAGGCGCGGAGCAGGCCGCCGCTATGGTGGACCAGCTGAACCAATTCGCTGCAGCTACGCCCTTCCAAATCGAGGAAATCGCAGGCGCTGCTCGCCAGCTGCTGGCGGCCGGTACGGACATCTCGCAGGTGAACGAGCAGCTGCAGTTCCTCGGCGACATCGCAGCGACGTCAGGCAGCAGCATTGAGGACATCACGGCCATCTTCGCAAAGGTCCAGGCGAAGGGGAAGGTGGAGCTGGAGAATTTGAACCAGCTGGCCGAGCGCGGCATCCCAATCTTCAAGGCGCTCAGCGACGCCACGGGCCTGCCGGCCGACCAGCTCGGAGCTGGAGCCGTCAGCGTCCAGCAGTTCAACGACGTGCTGAGGGGCTTTGCCCAGGAGGGAGGCTTCGCGGCCGGCGCCATGGAGCGCCTGTCGCAGACGGCAGCCGGGAAGTTCAGCACGGCCATGGACAACCTGAAGCAGGCTGGCGCGGAGATCGGGCGCATCCTGCTGCCGTACGTGACAGCCGCCATCGACAAGGTCACGCAGCTGGCGGCCAAGTTCATGAACCTGGACGAGGGCACGCAGAAGACCATCGTGGCCATTGCTGCCCTTGCCGCATCCATCGGTCCGGCTTTGATAGGCTTTGCCGCATTCGGTCAGGCGATGGTTGGAGTTCAGGGCGCTATGAAGCTGGCTAAAATTGAAACAATTGCCCTCAACGCCACGCTTCTGACAAACCCAATTACCGGAGTGGCCGTAGCTATCGCCGCAGCCATCGCCCTCATCATTGCCAACTGGGACCAGATTCACGCATACTTCACTACCGGCGACGGCAGCAAAACCTGGGACCAGCTGAAGCAGACGGTGATGACCGCCGTCGACAACATCAAGGAAATCTGGACCATGTTCGTCGGGTTCCTGCAGATGGTATGGAACGAATTCGGCGACGACTTCATCGGCATCGTGGGCAACGTCATGGACATGGTCTTTGGCATATTCCGGGGCGTCCTCGGCATCATCGGCAACCTGTTCCAGGCATTTAGCAGCCTGCTCAAGGGCGACTGGAAGAGCGCCCTTGGCTACCTCGCCAACATTAGCATCACCATTTGGCAGACCATCACCCGCACGTTCCTCGGCGCACTGGAGAGCATCGGACGTGGCATCGATGCCTTCCTGAACGCCGTCGGAGTTGATAGCAACATCGGCGGGTGGCTGGATGGATTGCAGGGGAAGACCGACGCCTTCTTTGAGAGCGTCAAGTTCAAAGCTGACGATGCAACAGAGGCATTGCAGGCCTTTAAAGACATGACAGGTGAGTTGCCAACACTGCCAACTGCTCCTGTTGCACCACTTCCACCAGCTCCACCAGCACCGCCTGGCGCAGGCCCAGGACAGGCACCCGGCACGATGACGGCGGCGCCGACCCTCGCGTCGCAGCAGATTGCCAACCCGCTGCTGATGGCACCAAAGCTGATGCAGGAGACGGTGGAGCAGAACCTCGGACAGCTGGCGGTGCTCGAGATGAACACCAAATACTACGCGGAGCTGATAGCCCAGCACTGGGATGTGACCACGAACGCGGTCTTCGGGTTTGCCGAGCAGTTCGGCACCATGGTGGCAGACGTAGCTACCGGGGCCATGACGGTAGGGGAGATGGTTAAGCAGATGGCGCTGGACACAATCAAGAGCGTGATTGGAATGGTCAAGGCGAACGTAATTGCCAACGCCACCAACCCGCTGAACCCTGCGAACGTCGCCTCCGGCGGTCTTGCATCACCCGCTCTCATCGTGGCCGGCCTGAGCCTGGTGGAAGGATTCCTGAACCAGGCCATGGCGTTTGCCGACGGTGGCATCGTGAGCGGCCCTACGCTGGGCCTGGTGGGTGAGTACCCTGGAGCACGTACCAACCCGGAGGTCATCGCTCCGCTCGACAAGCTGCGGAGCATGATGGGCGGCATGGGCGGCAACGTGGTGGTGACCGGCCGCCTCGATGGGCGCGACATCCTGCTCAGCTCCGAGCGTTCTACCATTGACCGTTACCGCACAAGAGGTTACTGATGCCAGCACCAGCTGTACGCCTACGGGCAGAGTTTAGCGACATCCTCGGCGAGGAGTGGCAGCTCAACATCCATGACGCCGACTATGCCGGCAGCATCGTGACGTTCAACGTGGGCGGAGATGCCTACGTCCTGCGCTACGAGGGCAACAACGAGGACCGGCACCAGCCTGTCATCGGCAGCACCATCGAGTTCAGCATCGTGGAGAACGCCGCCGGCATCACTACGTTCCTGGACTACCTGCCGAGCAGCCAGGACGGGGAGCTGACGGTGACGTTGCGTTACGATCCCGACGGGGTGAACACGCTGTACTGGGCGGGCGTCATCCTGCCGGAGCAGGTGGTGCGCCAGGACCAGGCCTACCCTGCAGAGGTGCGCATCATTGCAGCTGATGACCTGGGCAACCTCGCCGGCATCCTGTTTAACGACAACGGCACGCCGTACGACTACTCCGACGGGCGCAGCATCCGCGAGTACATCGTCAAGCACTGCCTGGGCAAGCTGCGCACCACCGACCACTGGGGAGCGACGGACATCTTCGCAAGCCTTGACAGCGCCTTCACTCCCACCAACCTGTACGGCACGGGCGACTACTTCAGCAATCTGGTGGTAAACACGGAGACGTGGTTGAATCCTGGGGAGAACGGCGTGACGGAATACTACACCACGCTGG